TAGAACTGCTAATCAAAATTATTTTGAAGGACAAACTTTAAAATTAAAACAGACAGGCAATCTTAATGATTCAATGGCTTTATCAATGCTGGCGCGGGCGGCTCGGTCTGGCGCATTGAAACCAGAAGAGATAGATTTTGTTGATGGCGAATTTAGCGAAGCTAATCAAAATCAATTAAATGAACATAAACAAGAAACATAACAAACTTTACCAGAGGATTAGCGATGAAGAAAAGAACTATATTAAAAATTTATATTACCACGAACAAAGAGGACGGGAAGACCCTGTTTATTTTGCCGAACAGCATTTAGGACTTACTCTTCATAAGGGGCAAAAAGAATATTTAAGATTTTCCGACCCTTTATGGATTGCTGTTCATCAAGCCGAAATTGAAGAATTTTGCCAGAAAAATAAAAGACAGATTTTTACAGGACATAAAAATATTTTAAATCCTTGCAACAGGTGGGGCAAAACTGTTATAATAGCTATAAAGCATATTCGTTATAACTATTATAAAATAGGCGTTGACGGCAAAGAATATGTTTGGGAACAGACCCGTTATCAAACTTTAGGCATTTCACCGCACTCGGCGCAGATTGAAGCGGTTTATAATTATATCCTTGATATTTTAAATAATCGTTTTCCTATAATTCCTTATGGCGAAGATGGCGAGATAAATTTAAAAGCCAGCAGAAAAGCTAACAAATGTAAAATTGACTTTTATGTTTCGGATAATTCCAGCAAACGCAGAATACAATTTAAAAGCAATGCGGCTTTTTACGGCACTTCCACTGGCGATGACAAAGGAGCTTCATTGGCTGGAAGACCTTTTGGTTATGTTTCTTATGACGAGTGTGTTTTATCTTATCATCTGCACGAAGAACTTTTTGGCAGAATCTTTAGTAGAACTATGGATTGGAACGCTCCTGTTGATTTAATTTCTACCGCTGATGTTGACGCGCCCTCCCAACAATATTTTTATCATTTAGTTAGAGCCGCTGACAAGGGCGAGAACGAGTGGTATATTCAGCACGGTGTCTTAGACGACAATCTTTTTCTTGATAAACAAACTAAAGAAAAAGCCAAGCAAAAATTGTTGGAAGAAGACCCGTTAAAATACAGGCAAGTGGTTTTAGGCGAGTTTATTCCTTCTTCTACTAAAGCGTTTGAAATAGAAACAATAGAAAATATTTGGACAAAGGATATTCCTAAACCTTTGCGAAAAGATTTGCCAAATCCCGCTTTGGCTAATCATAATTATGTTATTTCAGTTGATTGGGGTTTTGCCGATTCAGGCGACCCAAGCATTTTCTTGGTTTTTAACATTACTGATTATCCTTATAAAATGGTTCACCATTTAGAAGTGCAAGGCGGCAATCCAATGGTTTGTTTAGCAACATTGAAAATATTTTGGGTTCATTTTAATCAGTCGCAAATAATTATGGACACTGGTTCAATGGGCGGCGAGATTATTAAAAAGCTGTTAAAAGATATGCAACTTAAAGTTAATGATTTTACTGGACTTAAAGGCGAAAAAGGCGATGCTATTTTCCGATTAAAACTTTTGCTCTCTGACCAACGAAAACCAAAATTAGTTGATAACAAAATTGTGGAAGACAATCCTAACTATGGCGGTCTTCGTTCTTATTATGTTTCGCGAATAGAAGATGAATTGGCTTCTTATGAAATTGAAGACAAACGACTAAAACAGGACTTTGTTGTTTGTCTTTATCAGTTTGCTTGGTTTATGAACAAACTGAAAAAAAGAGAACAAGGCGTTAAAATTTTTAATTTTGGCAAAAGAAATATTATTTCTAATACTTATGTCTCCTATAACAATCAAAGACAATCAATCAATCAATGAGGCAGTATCTCTTTATGTTAAGAGAAAATCAGTTGAATTGGATATTGATGTTCAAAATCGTTTAAACGGCATTAAAAATAAAACTTCAAGTGGTTATCGCAACGCTGGATATAAGATATTGCGGGAATTTTTTGACGGCGACCAATGGGATTATGTGCCAGAAGAAGGCGGCAAACCCAGAGTTTATAATTTTGTTTCTACCACCGTATTAAATTACACCGCTTTTTTGACTAACGAGCCGCCAGAGATAGATGTTCCTCCAGAAGAAATTACCGACCCGATTGAAATTGAACGAGCCGAGCGCAAAGAGACAATTTTAAAAAAAATATTAGATGACAATAATTTTGAAATTCAATTTGAAGCCGCTGTTGAAGGCGGTTCTTTAGTTGGCGACAGTTTTTTTGTCGGCGTATTTTGGGATAGTAAAAAGAAAAGAATTGTTTTCAATTATATTAAAAAAGCCGAAAATGTTAAACCAATTTTTTCTGATGACAATTTTACAGAGATAATCGGTTATATCCGAGATTATTATGTTGCTAAAGAAGTGGCGGAAAATATTTTTGGCGATAAGTTAGCCAAAAAGAAAATTTTTTTAATAGAACAACCAATTTCAAGCAAAGACGGCTCTCAACCTGCGGCGCAAAATATGACGCATATACAAGAATATTGGGACGACCAATATCAAGCAGTATATGTTAATAACCAAGAACTTGATTTTATGGAACATAATTGGGGTTTTGTGCCTTTGATTTATGTGTCTAATATTTTACACCCGATTAACTGGCACGGCATTTCTGATGTGGAAAATGTGTTAGACCCGCAAGTTGAATATAATGAAAAAATCAATGATGTATCACAGATTATTACTCAAGAAGCCCACCCGACTATATTTGGTAAAAATGTCCAACCAATTCAATTGCAAGCTGGCGCTTCGCAGATTGTTGATTTAGGCGAAGACGCTGAACTTATACCTGACCCAAGAAGCGGCAAGAGCCAGCCGCTTGAACAAATAATTGAAAAACAACGCAGAAATATTTTTGACCAATCTGGTTTAAATGAAATTGTGTTCGGCGGAGCAAGCGTGAAAGAAGCAACAGGCAGAGCTTTATCGGTTTTAATGCAGAGTGTTAATAATCGCATTAAGGGCAGGCAGACCAGATGGAAAATGGCTTTGAAAACTTTATGCCGTAATATTTTTATTTTATTGGAAAAATATGTGCCAGAGTCAAAAGAAATTATCAATGGTTTTTATGAAGTTGATATTTTCTTCCCTTCAACTTTATTGCGCAATGTGACGGACGAGATGAATAAATACGCCCGCAAATTGCAATCCAGATATTCTACGATGAAAAACTTGGGCGTGCCTTCGCCTAAAGACGAGGAAAAACTAATGCAAAAAGAACTCATAGAAGATACACAGTTGCAAGCTCAAGCGCAAATAATAATGAGTCAAGCAATAATGGCGGCGCAACAACAACAACAACAACAGCAAGGCGGAGGGCAACCGCAACTTTCTGAAGGCGATAATCAAGAAGCCCAACCAGCCGCAGTTGAAGGCGTGGCTGAACAATCTCCTGTCTCGCCTGAAGGAGCTTTGGCTCAAGGTAATCAACGGCAAACAGGCGTGCCTAATATAAAATAATTATATGGCTCAAGAACGGGCAGAAAGAAAAATAAGTTTTAATATCGGCAGTTTAATACAAACGCAGTCTTCTTTGTTTAAAAAAATTGTTGTGACTGAAAGAAATAGAAAAGAATCAAATTTTAATCGTTTAACGATTGATTTAGGGTTATCTTATGAAGAACAAATTTCTTATTATAATAATCTTATAACTGATGAGAGTAATAAAAAATATTTAGATAATCAATATATATTAGAAGTTAAGTCAAAATTAACTACTCTTAAAAAACTCAAAAGAGCTGAAGATTATTCTAATGCATATAGAGTTTCTTTTGAAGCATATAAAACACAGAAAAAAAGCATTGACGAACATTTATCATTTTTAGAAAGTCAATTAGCTGGAGCAGTTGATGAAAATATTAAAACTGCTATTAAAGAGGCAATAACTTTTTTCCAAGAAGAAAAATTTAATATTAGCAATACAATTTTAGAAAATCAAATAAATTTTGCTTTAAATGATATTACTTTAAGTATAATTGATGAAGCAATTACTAATGCTACAAGCGCAAAAAATAAAGCTGTTGTTGGCGGTGATGATTTATCTGCTGATAAATGGGATTTATATTTAAAATCTTTGAAAGCTCAAAGACAAATAGCGGTTGTTTCTAATATAAGTCACGATATTGAAATAAAAGGAATTACTAAACCTTGGAATCCATTATCTTTATTAGAAGAGTTTAACAGACAAATAGGATTAGTATCTAATGACCAAATATCTTTTTCTATCAATGGAATAAAATATAATTCTATTAAAGAGTTTTTTGAATTAAAAGTAAGCAATTATTTAAGTGGTGATTTCTTTAAATTGATGTTAGAACAATCTATATCTGATATTAGTGATGCCGCATTAAAATTGACACCAGAGTTAGAAAGCACTTTAAAAAACATTTTTGATAAATTAAAAGGTTTTAAATCAAATTCATTGTTTGCTCCATATTTAGATAAATTAGAAAGTTTAATATTACAAGTATCATCTGAAGGAGTTAATAAATTAGCTGAAAAGATTTTAATTGATTATCAAAATATGAAAATGGGCAATACAATGTCAAAAAATATTTCTAATACTATTGATAAGTTAAATAATTTAGCTCAAATTTATAATATAGATATTTCTGGAACATTACAGAAAGTTATTAATGATGTGGCAATTAAAAAATATGAAATTGCGCAAATTATGATAAGTGCTTATCAAGATTATTTGCAACAACAAATAAACAACGGACAACCAATAGATGAAGCGGCGGCTTGGATATATGCGCAACAAGCGGCTTCAGCAATAAGTATTCCTGCTTTAGATATTCTTGGTAAAACACCTTTACAAATCGCTCAAGAAATTATGGCTAATTCACCAACTTCTCCTTATAATATTTCTGCTCCAACTGGAGAAGCTGGAGATGTTTCTTCAGTTGCTCAACCGCCTAAACCTTTACAAGCCACTTTATATGACCCGACTGGCAAAGAAAAACCAAAGGTAGTTGATATTGGTTCAGCTGAAGCTTCTTCTTTGCAAAGTCAGGGTTGGATTTTAACACCTGTAAGTAATGATTCAATTAAAAAATATTGGACATCTAAAGGATATACTTATATTCCCAATCCTTCTTATTTATCTAAATTACAGGAAAATCAGTTATTAAGAATAGGCACTATGATTTTTGCTTTACCTGGTGTTACAGTTGAAGGGTTAAGTTCAGTTCCAGCACCAGTTCCAAGTCCTGCGCCAAGTCCTGCGCCAAGTCCTGCGCCAAGTCCTGCGCCAAGTCCTGCGCCAAGTCCTGCGCCAAGTCCTGCGCCAAGTCCTGCGCCAAGTCCTGCGCCAAGTCCTG